GGTGGTAGTAGTGGTGGTGGTAGTAGTAGTAGTTGTAGTAGTTGTAGGAGCTGGTGTAGTACTTGTAGTTGTAGGAGCTAGTGTAGTACTTGTAGTTGTAGGAACTGGTGTAGTACTAGTGCTTGTAGTTGTAGGAACTGGTGTAGTACTAGTGCTTGTAGTTGTGGGTGGTATTACTTTTGGATCTGCAAATCCGATTATAGACCCCATGCTTCCACCATTTCCGCTAATTGTTAATGAAGTAAATGGGGTAGGTGAGCTAATTATAGCTACAAACCCACCAGTTCCTTGGCCAATTACATTTTTTGGCGTTCCTTTACCAGAGAACACTTGATTTCCTGCAATTGTTGTATAACAACTGTTTGTTATGTTTATATTTGGAACTCCAGAACTTGTTGTAAAAATAAAATTTTCATTATTGTCTGGGAGTTTTCCCCAACCAGTTCCGACAATAGTGACCTTTATGCTGGTGATCGGTTCTGAAAAATCAAGACTATATGAAAACGCGCTGTTTTGACCTATATGTCTACAAGGATTTGTAACAGTTACACTACAAGATGTGTAGTTATATATAGCGCCAGGGATTAATGGTTGTACATCTCCAGTTTGTCGCGAAGTTATATTTAAACTTCCTATAGTAGCTGGTGGACAGAATGTATTAATAGATGCCATGTTTCAAATTATATAATTTCAATTTTGTTTATTAAATTCAAAGGTCTGTAAAAATAAGGAAATTTAAAAAATGGCATTGTTGTATTTTGATTTACGAATTCAGAATCAACCCCTTCAAAAACTGGATTCCATGTTACAAAAGATAAACCGTTGAGTGTAGCATTTTCCGCACTGTTTACAGTTTGTATTAAATTAACACCTTCAATATTTAAAATATCGCTTGTTAAAGTGGATAAATTCATAATACCACCGAGTTGATTGCTGTCCGCTTTGAAGAAATCGACTATTTTATTTCTAATCGCTTCTTTTATAGTTTGTTTGCTGATTCTGGTATTTTTATCTAATGTAGCTACTATTTTACTATCAAAATATGCATTTTTAGAAGCGGGTTTTGATGAATATCCAACATCGAATGCCATATAAACAGGATCTCGTGGAATTATTTCATGACTTAACATCTTTTTATCATTTGTTAAATCTTTAATTAAATTTTTAAAGCTATTTGGTAGATATGTTGGATAAGATTCATCAACACTTATAGTAAAATCTGGAACGCAGAATATATTAACATTATTAAAATCGCAACTATCGGCAAAGTTAACTTGATTTAATAAAACTCTGTTTACTTTATTTGGATTTACACATATATCATAAAAATATTGTATATACTCTTCCAAAAATTTATCATTATTTGCAACTTTTACGGATTTTAAAATATTTGGAATGCTTTTCTTCAAATAAATTTCATAATCTTGTTCACTTACTAATCTATATTGAGATGAAATTAAAAATGGTACATTATTTTTAAGATCTTCTACACTTTCAGCATCGCTGATCGCAGTTGAGTTTAAAGGGTTTACAAAAGTTAATAATGAACTTTTATCTTTAGTTATTAAAGTTGATGTTTGATTATATACATCATCATATATTTGATTAAATGTGCTGGAAGAATAATTGAACAGCTTATTTCCGTTAATTACATTTTTACTAATGGTTCCTGCGTTACCATCACTCAACAAATACATTACTTTTACTTCATCGCCTTGTTCTAATTTTCTACCGAATGTATCGTTACCGAATTTTATTTCATAATGGCCATTTTCATTCAATCTCAGTTCATATATTTTTTCATTAGCACTTGAGAAAAATATAGTATTAACTTTTGAATATTCAAACCAAGTTTCTGTGTCTTTTTCTTTTACATAAACTGAAATTGTACCATCTGCTATAAAATTAACGCTGTTTGAATCGACTAAATTATCAACAACTATTGGAAACGTTTCGAATTCCAAACCTTCTGATGTGTAAGTTGGATATTCTCCGACACTTCCTTGATATAAAATTAAATTATCATTTATCGTTGTTATAGTTTCATCACTGTTGGTTACTTTTTCAAAAAAGAAATCATCCAATATTGTATATTGAATATTATCCACTAGAAAGTAACTATATTTTTTCAAATAATAACTACCAGCTGGTAATGTTGATTTAGCTGTGCAATTAACTGGTACTTGAGATGTTTGCTTTCCTGTTGGGTTGTATCCAACGAGTTTAATAATACGATTCATGTTTTCATAAATCGATGATTGTGTGAATAAAGATTCTGAACTTGTTTGATTGAGATAAAACATCAAAACGTGAGTGGTATAAGCAATGATATCAATCAATGATGATAAATTACTTCCTTCATAGTTTTGATCAGTGAATTTTGAACTTTCATTCAATCTCTGAATGATAAAATTCTTTAAAGATACCGCATCGAAATTTATATAAGCATCCGTTGGTAAATTGTATTCTAATGTTTTTGTATCACTCATTTTAAAAAATATTTAATGGGAGAAGTTATAAAATAGTATATCCTGAAGAATTAAGTCTAGATTTTATGTTCAATCCATAAACACCTAAACTGGGAACGTTTATTTGTAACTCTATATCGTATTGATTTTCTTCTTCATCTGGGTAGATGTAGATATTATCGATGGTTATTCTAGGTTCCATCAATGGAAGATTGGTTTGAATATCATCTTTAATAATTTCAGTTGTGAAATCATCAATGGGTTCAAATAAAAATCGTCTTAAATCAATTCCGTATGTTGGATTTAATATTTTATCACCAGGAGCTGTTAAAAAAGCATTAACTATACTATTTTTTATAGCTTGAACATCATAAGATGCTTGAACGTCTTTTAAAAATTCTTTTCTATTGAGTTGACTATTATAAGAATATGCGGGATTAAGATCCAACGCTAAATCTTTATATAAATAGCCATTATCTAAAGATGTTTTGTCTAATGAATTAGCTTCAAGAGATTTAATTTTAATTGCCATTAAAGATATTTAATGCATTAGATCAATCAGCTTTCTTTTTCCAACGAACTCTAGCAGAACTTTTCTTTTTATACATTTTACCTTTAATTTTAGCACATTGTGCTTTAGTGGGTCTACATGCTGGATATGATCCTTTTGATGTATCTTTTCTACCACAAGGACCACCAGTTTTGCAATTTATCCATCCTTTGAATTTGCGACCTTTTTTATCCACATGAGGAGCAAACCAATCTCTGAGGTTTTCTAATATTTCAATTTGGGTTAATTTTGTTGAAGAATTCATATTAGTTCATTTTGCCTTTTCTTTTGACACATTTCTGGACGTACCCTGAAGCATATGCACTAGGCCAGACATCGTATTTAGATTTTGCTTTAGCTTGGCATTTAGCTCTTAATTTAGATACTTTTTTCTTCTTTTTTGGTTTATATTTCTCAAGAAGAAGATTATATAGTTGATCAAATTCATTCATAATTTTAAATTAATTAACATCACGCCCAATCTTTACACGCCATGGCTTTTGGTGTTCCTGCTTTAGCGGATGAACATCCGTGGCGTTTTTTAAAGCTTTTTTTTCTCTTGGTGTTTCCTGATTTACCAGTTACACGAACTCCAGCTTGTCCCCAATGAATTCTTTTATAAGAACCATCTGATTGGCGAGCGCATTTTGTCCACTTTTTACCTTTTCTATCACTGCTGGCTTTTTTAGTTGGACCAGTACATTTAGTTGATTTTTTTTCTAGTAATTCGATCATATCGATTTCATAATCGTCATGATCAAACTCCATGGATTCCATTATGGATGATATATAAGAATCGAATGAATTTGAAACATTTTCAGATAATTGCTTCCTATATTTGTTGAGTTCTTGAAGCATAAGTTGAGCTGTGTTGATTTTTGTTCTACCAGTTGCATCACTCCACATAGTTTTTGTATATCCTTTGATATTTTGTCTCTGTGAATCTGTAAGTGATAACATGTCAATTAAATCTTCGATATATTTTTTATTTTTGATAATTTTACTTGTCCATGTTTCTTCATTATTGATTGAATCTAATACTTTTTTCAATTCAATATATGCTCCATCTGATTTTTCATCAGAGTCCATAGCAACTGGAGCTAATTTATGAGGTTTGAATCCAAACTTTTCATTATATTTCATATTATTGTACAAGTTGACCAATTGTACAAATGGTAAAGAATTATAATCTCTAACTTTGGTTATATTAACATTTGCGTTGAGTTCTTGATCCCTTAATTCAGCTTCTCTTTCAGAGTATCGAGTATCATAAATATCCAAATATGCAAGAATTGGATTTATAGTTGAATCTTCAGAAGCTAAAGCTCTTAACATGTTCATTTTTTCTTGCATACCCTTTGGTGTGCTTTCCCAATCTAATTGAAACAAATCTTGCAATTTGCTTTCATCAGCAAGCTTCTGTTCATTATCTAACAGCAACTGTTCCGCTGTTGATTTTAGATAATATTTAAAAGCTTCCATCTTTTGATCATTCAATGATTTATTGACTTCTTCAATTTCATTGGTTCTTTCTAAGACTTGATTATATATATTTTGAGCGGTGTTTAATTTATTTTCATATTCTTGACGCTCTGCTTCTATTTCTTGAAGTTCTCTATCAATTGCTTCTATCTCTTTTGGTTTTTCAGTATTCTTTTTAACTGTTTCCAAATATGATATTTTCGCTCTTCTTGTTTCTTCTTCGCCAGCATACTTTGCAATATTTCCAGGAAATATTTTCATCACATTCTCCTCATCGAATGTTTTCATTTTTCCATTCTCATCTTCAACTGTGATTCTTCCATAAGATTGTCTTTTCTTATCCATATCATTTGACATTGATAAAACTCTCTTACTAAAATCGGTGTCGTTTTCTAACAAGCGAAATGCGTTGTTTAAAACTTTGTAAAATCTTTTCATTGCGCGTAATCCTTCGCCGCTACCTCCTTTGGTCTCTGGATCTGCTGTTATTTCATTTGACCATTCCCAAC